TGGCATTTTTACATCAAAAAGAGGTAAAACAGCCACTTTTGGGGTCAGATGAGTGGTTTTTGGCAGAAGAAAAGCGCATGGAAGAAGCTGCAGAAGCAAAAGTAGTACAAAATGTTGACAATTGGTGGGATCAGACCGGTCCAGATCCTGTTTATGAGACTTTGAACTAGATAAATGGCACAACAACCACAAAATAATCAGCAAACACGGCCTGTTAGACCACATATTGCCAATTTCAACAGATTAATGGCAAAAGAAAACGCCAGAAAGCTGCTTGAACAGAGAAAATCGCCCTATGAGGTAAACCAGGAACGCGAAATTGAGGAAAAAAAGCTGAAAAAGCTGGAAGAGGACATAAATCGCGTTATTGAGAACCCTGGTTTGACTGATGCACAGAAAAAAGCTGTTGCAGCTGGTACAGCTCGCGCCTGGTATGCAGATTTACTTGGTGCGCCTGCAGATCTGGCTGGAATGGTACTTGATTATGGTGCAGAAGGTTTCAAGAGTATCATGCCAAGCAAGGAACTCACTGGATATGACCTGGAGAAAGAGTTAGGAGTGGATAAATTCCAGCAGGCAATGCGGGATCCGGTTGGAGGATATAAGCACCTGGAGAAAGTAGGAGAAGATATTGGCTATATTCCGCCTACTACTGGAACTGACCTGGAAGAGTATGCCAGATTAGCTGCAGGGTTTGTGGATCCAGTGCCACTTCCCTTGACTGCAGGAGTATTTGCATCGAACAGGGCTAAAACTTTGCCGAAACTATCAAAAGCAAAGGCAGAGGAATTGGAAACTGCATATAAGCCTCCCCAGGAGATATTTAACCAGACCGGTTTTTTCAGAGGACCGGAAGGTGAGTGGAGATTTGAGATCTCAGACAAGGATATGAAAATTAAGCCTGAGTTTCTTAAAACAAAAACTGAAATATGGGGAGGCAGGCCAACCAGCTCATACGATGAAAATGCTGTAACCTATGCGAAACTTAGTGATGTAGTTGAACATCCAGAGTTGTTCAAGGCATATCCAGAGTTGGAAGATATTTACATAAAATTTGAACCGGATGCAGAGGGATATAGGGGTTATTACTCTGAACGAGGAGAGATGATTCCTGCGGTTCCTGGTGCGCCCATTCATGGATTAGAAAAAACTAAACATGAGTCTAAATTCCCTGAAGAATTTAGAAAAGTTATTTCAGTGGTTGCACCAACCAGGCAGAGTGAAATTGCGAGACTTGACAATATTATAAAACAAGAAAGAAGCAACATGGTTGTTGCAGAGAAAGAAATTGACGAATTAAGGACATCAGCTGAAAGTAGAGGTAAAGATTGGGGAGATTATGTTAAGGAACACCATTTTGCAGCGAAACCAGTATTTAAACTCGAAAAAGCCCAGGAAGCAATAAAAGAACACTTGCCAGAACTGCAGAGACTTCAGGAAGGTGGACATCCAGATCTTGAATTTAGCGTAAAATCTACTCTCACCCATGAGATCCAACACGCAATCCAGGATATTGAAAACCTTCCGCCTGGTGGAAGTGTAAGAACAGCATATAAGGACACCCAGGATGCAGCTGTTGCTGATATTTTAGCAAAAGCAAAAAAGAAACATCAGGACGAAAGATACTTGATGGATGATTTTGGTATGATGAGTGAGCTTGACCGAGAGAAAAGACTGTATGATGAAAAATTGCAGGCAATGGCAATGATGGATGATGTTCATTATCTCCAGCAGCTGCAGAAATTTATCCTAAGTGATGAGCCAACCAGAAATGCCAGGTTTATAGAAAATTCCTCATTCAATTATGGACTCACTATACCAGAAGAAAGGATGTTAGGTCCGCGCCCAAAGAAGCACAGGAGACAGGAGTATGCAGAATACCTGAGAAGAAAGGCGAAACTTTACCAGAAAAAAGTAATTGACAAGTATGTGCCTGGACCAAAAGGTGTGTACTCACAAAAAAGAGACAGGTTTAACAGGCTTTTAGGGGATTTGGTTGAATATACAGAGAAAAAAGGAACAGCAACACATCCAAAGGAAGTAGGGGATCAGTTTCTGGAAGAAATTCGCCCTGTTAGTGACTCTGAGCAAATGATAAAGAGAACTGCAGATGGCAGCCAATTTGATCCTATGGTTGTGGTGGATCCTGTAGGTCTTAGATTTCCGGCAGAAGGAGTTGATACCGGTTCTGTTTCTACTCCTTATGAACAACCAAACTGGCTTGCCCTGGGAGAGAAAAATGTAAAAAACTATGTGAAACGCCTGGCAAGAGCTGCAGATAAACACGCGGAAGGTGCAGGAATGAAACGGCAGATTGAAGCAAAATTTGCAGATCTTGAAAAAAAAAGGAAAGATTATAATATATATCCAAATCAAGGTTCAGACTTTGAATTTTACAAACGCCTAGCAGGAGAAGCTGAAGCCAGGGCAGTACAAAAAAGATTGGAGCTGGCAGAGGGATATTCAACTAAACTTGAAAACCTTGAGCCAGGTGTAGATCAAGACTTAATTGATGCTGAATTTTTAAAGCTGCAAGAAGCAAAAGGCAAGGTTCCTACAGAAATTTACGATGTTCCAAAAGAGGAACTGGCAATTACTCGCAGAGCTATAGATCCCTGGAAGTCAGCAAAAGCCCAGGCAAAAACAGATGCACGAAAAATGTTAGCAAAATGATAAAAAAACCAGATCCAGAACAACTAATCAGCTTTTTGGAAAAAAAGCGGGTAGCAAAATTTAAGGGTTGCGGAATTGAGGTTGAGTTCTTTCCAGAGCTTCCAGAGATTACGTTTCCAGAACCACAGCAAAATGATGCTGAAGCAAC